GTAAATTTCTATCAATTAACATTTTTGTTAATTCCTCAGCATAGAAATGTTCTGAAAAATCATCAGGATTAAATTCAGTATAACCCATTGCCGACTGTGGCTCGATTACAATTTTATCAACTACAAATGTACCTGCACTTGTTGGCGTAGCTGTTCTTGTTTGTAAAACATTTGTAATATCCAATGTAGGAATATTATGTTTTTTCTTAATGCCATCTTTTACATAAACAACGCCTTTTTTTACGGTTTGCATATTAAAAGTTGCATTTGTTATCATAGCTGCAGTTTCTACTGTACCTGCGTATGATGTATCATTAATAGTTAACGCCATGATTATTTACGTTTATTTTTGTTTTTAATTTCGTTTAATAATTCAAAAGTAGATTTTACTTTTGTTTCTTTTGGTTCGTCTTTTTTATTGTTAATATCAATACCAACTTTATTAAGTGGTAAAGATTTTAATAAAATTTCAGTACCTGCAAAATCCTCAATTGCTTTATTTTCCCAAATTTCAAGCGTTTCGGCTGTTAATTTGTTTGAATAATTTGATACTAATTGTTTAGCAATGATTGTTTTGTTTTCTTTTGCTTCGTTTTTTAGCGTTTCAAGTTCGTTTGCTAATGCTGTTTTTTCAGTTTCTAATGCAGAAACTTTATTTTGAGCATCAACCACTAATTTGTTTTGAGCATCTAAAACTGCATCAAAAGACTTGATAATAGTATCCTCATTTGAGGCTTCTAAAATCCCTAATCTGTTGCAAATTTTTGAATAATCCATTTTAATTATAGGTTTTGTTAATTGATTTACAAAGTTGTAAGCCTCATTATAAGCGTTCATTGAATGGCTTAATTTTGGACTTTTTGCACTTGTTTTAATTGAATCGCAAAAATTCAACTCTTTACATTTTGAACTATCAAGCCACGTTTCAGCATCCATCATATTAGATATATCGCTTTCACTTTGCCCTGTTCTTTCGCTTGTCATTTTAATAATAGACTGTTTAAAAATATCTAAAACAGTGCTATTTGAGCCATTTAAAGAATAAGGATTGTGTACCATTAATACGCCATAATCCATTATTACCCTATTTTTACCTGCTAAAAATAACCAACTTGCTGTACTTGCACATAAACCAACGCAAACAGTTTTAATCGGTGTTTTAGCGTTTACAATAGCAGAAAATATACTAAATCCATCAGTAATACTACCGCCAACTGAATTAATATGAATTTCAATTTCTTCTTTACCTAAAGAATCTAAATACATTAATTCGTTTTGAAATTCACTACCTATAATGCCATTTAATCCAATTTCTTGATTAATTAGCATAATTGGTTTATTGTCTTGTTGGTTTATTGTGTATTTCATTTAACAAATATTGTTTAATAAAAAACAATTATTATATTTGTAGCACGGATAATGTAATATGATAACAGAAAATGAAAAGTTATATAATGGTTTGTGTAGGGTAGCTATTTACGTACCACCATTACTGAAAAAAAAAATACTTATAGAATCCAAAAAATACGGTTCTACAAGTAAGTTGTGTAATGAAATTTTAACTCAATATTTTAAAAACTATAAATTATGATATTAGCTTGGATTGTACTTAGTATAATAATAGGTTTGGCAAAGGGCTTTAAGTTCTTTATTTTAAGTTTACTTTTTAGCCCTTTGCTAGTTATGTTATTTTTAATACTATCTTAATATTAACTAATATTGTAACTAATATTGTAGTTTATATATAAATATGCCCCTGCTGCTATATCAATATTTGTTTCAGGGTTTAATACAAAATCTTCACTATCAATTACTGAAATTCCTGCAGTGTTGTAAATATCTACTAAGAAATTAGCAGTACCTATATAATTTTGCAATCCGCCATTTTTAAAATATGGCATAAATTCTAAAGTTAAATCATTGAATTGTTTTGACGAACCTGTTGAGTTTTGTATTCTAATCCTTCCATTTAAAGTAATTGTATTACCTTTTTTTATCAATGTTCCACCGTTTTGTATATTATATCCAGTACTTATAGATCCAGATATAATTAAAACTTGATTAAATATAGAACTGTTTACTCCTATAATCTGGGTAAAATCAACCGCTTCCATATTTAAAAACTTTAAATCTACAGCATCAATTATTCCGCTTCCTGTTGCCCCGTTATAAATTTTAATAGTTCTATCTAAATTTGTATTTCTACTAGCCCCATCAGTGTATAGTGTTGGCTCTCCTTCTTGAAAAGTAGTACTATCAATTCTAAATACTATTGTTTCCCCTATATTTGCACGAGTAGCAACCATTGCAGGAACTTGGTATATTTCGCCTTGATACAAAATAGCACCTTTTGTAATTGTATATGTATCGTTTGTAAATCCAACTGTACTATATGTACCAATACAACCATATAAAACAATTGGCAAAGAATCATTTGAACCATTTAACTCAGAATAAGCTAAAGATGTTGTTTGTTCTTTTACGTTATCTCTTATAAAATCAATAGTCCTACCTAATAATGGTAAACCTACTGTGTTACTTATTGCTGTTGTTAGTATTTCTTTCATTTCTTAATAAGTTATAATTGTATATTTTAAACCTGCATTATTGATTTTATCAGCGTAAAATCTTATTATATTCTCACTGTATAAATTATAAATAGCTATTGGCACGTTGATTGAAAATGAGTACCCTGTACCTAATAAAGTAGTACTATAAACTTGTTCCGAACTTGTACTTGTATTTATAGTTGAAGAGTTATTTATGCTTCCACCTATCACAAAACTATATTTATTATTAACATTACTAATATAAATGTCTGAATTAGCCGGTGTAGTATAACTATTTGGGTTTCTAAATACTGTTTTAAATCTCTTATTTAAAGCATATTCAAATTTCAATTTACTATTACTGAATAAAATTCTTTCGTCAATTCCTATCCAATCTAAAGTAATTAAAACCCAGTAATCGCTATTTGTTGGTAAATTACCTGTACTTGTTTGCAAACATTCGTAAATAGATTGACCGTATTGTACTGTATTACCAACTGAATAAGTTAAGGCATTATTATAAACATTTGCAGCAACCCCTTTTTTTATACTTTCAAAAGCTCTTTTTTTAAGCCAATGAATAGGGTATGTAATACTATTAATCCAACTAATATTTTGAGTAAATGCGTAAATATTAGGTGTTAATTGTTGGGTTAAAACCTTATAGTCAAAATCGTATATCATAATGGCAAAAATATTAATGTATCAATAAATCCATTTAATGCTGTTGTTTCTTCAACTGCGTAACCACTATATAAACTAATTTGTCTATTTAATACTTGATTATTAACAACTAATTTTGCACCTGTTCCCATTGCTTGTGCATCGGCTCTAACTTCAAGATAGTTTATAATTACATCCTTTACGCCTAAAACATTTTGTATTGAATCTTGAATAGAACTAACTCTTATTTGTGTGTCAAATGGTAAATTTAATAAGTAATTTTTAATGCCAATAATTACATTATCTTTTATTACACTTGAATATTGTCCGTCATAATATATTTGTGCTGTTAATATTACTTTGTCACTATCTGTTGAAATTAGATTTGTTGAAACTCCTGCAGTAACAATTTGTTTTAAATATGAGTTTAAAGCGTCTTTTTCATCAGTTGTTAATGGTGTTGGTGGTTCGCTTTTTGCAACTTTTATTATAATTTCTTTATTTATTCCATCTGAAATAGAAACTCTTGAAATAATCTCTTTTGATACATCACTATTAGCATATTTATATAAAAATGTAACAGTATCAAGTATTAAAATATTAGTGTACTGAAAACGTCTTATTTGATAATCTAACCACGCCTTAGAACCTACAACTCCTCTATTTACAATAGTTTCAACCTCAGTAATAAATACATCTTGCAAGTTTTCTAAAACAGAAATACAAACCGCTGTAATATACGCCCACAAATTAAATAAACTTGTTGTACTTGGATTGTTAAGTACATTTAACTCTGAATAAGTAGCCTTTTCAGTTAGTATTTGTTGTTTTATCTGTGAAATTGTCCTTGCCATTGCGTTATATTGGTTGAATATTTACCGTAAACTTTACTGCTATTGTCTATATAATTTGTTTTGTACGTTTGCACAAAGTGATATAAATTAGAATAGTCTTTATCTTGTTGTTCTCTTATTCTAGTAAATGCTACTGCATTATCAGGCTCAAATAAGTATAAAGCATTAAATATTTCTTGTTTTAAATCAAATATATTAAAGTTTTGCTCTGGTGCTTCATATAGCGAATTATTATAAAACTCATTAACTATATGAATATCAATATTTACATCTTCGTAAATTTGAACTCCATTACCAATATCATTTAAACTATAATCGTTAATATCAATAAAAACAGCAGGAAAAGGAAATGAATACACGTTTCCATCTTCTAAATCATTCAATTGATTATTCCATATAGCCACAAAATTAACCCCTTGCACGGTGTTTATTTTATCAATAATATCTAAAATCAATTGTTTCATTTAAATACTTTATTTAATTGGCTTCCAACAAAATTAACTATTTTTTTATTTAAAACGATTGAATAACCCAAAAATTTACGTTGTGGTAATTTAGATGTGCCGTAATTGTGGTAAATTCCATAACTTGTACTATTTGCAATAACAATTCTATCCCAGCTTGATTGTTTAATATAGTTTGATTTTGCTAATAATTGAGTTTTACCGCTTAGTATAGCTTTTGTTCTTTGTGGCTTTTTAGCGTATTTATTTGCTTTAGTTCCCTCAATCCTACGTTGTACTTCTTGCCATTTCTGACCGTCAAAACTTTGCTTTTTAAAGTTTAAATCATAATGTTTCAACGCCAATATAGCTACATCATTAGGCAATCGCTTTTTTAAGGCTTCAAAGTTTTTTCTAAAGTTAGTTATTGGGTTATTCATAAGTAATAATATAAGTATCAATACCCTCATAAGTATTTTCAAAGAATATTTTTCTACCGTTGGCTTCTTTAATTATTTCTTCGGCTTTACTTGTTCCTACATACATTTCTAACTCAAAATGAGTTAATTCTTCTCTATTCTCCATATATTTTTTTTAAATAGTTAATACCTAATTCATAACTTTTGGGTAAGTACTTTTTAAATACTTCATTTCCTTGAAAATAATTCTCGTTTAAATGAGCAAATGTTTCCATTCCGTGCATTCTTTTATAATATACTTGGTCGTGTCCTAATTTATAACCTTTTACCCCTTTTTTTAAATCCCCTATTGTATCTAAAAAAGCAAAACCATTATATCTAATATCAGGGTTTGCTCTCATATCTTTTATTACATTATCAATTAACTTTTCAGTATCTAATGTTCTAAGCTCTTTTTTTGCTAAAGTTAAATACTGTTCAAACTCTTCTGAATAAGCTAATTTATTACCTTGATAATATAATTGTTTTGTTTGAATATGCGTAATATGTCCTAACTCGTGATATACTGTTTTTTCTTTATATTTTATAGGGTCTTCAATACTTCCAAATGATATTTTAGTACATTTTGGGGTTATATATCCACTACCTTTTACTACATTTAATTCATCATTTACGAATTTAAAAGCTGTTTCGTTTATTTTTGTTCCTGTAAATTTTTCAGCTTCATTTTTAACTAACCTTGCATTTTTTGTTAAATTATCCTTTTTTATTTCAGGTTCATTCAATTTAGGAATAGGTAAATTAAAGTTATTCTTTGCGTATGCTTTATATTTATTATCTACATCGAAATAAGGGTGTAATTTATTAAATATAGTGTCGTTGTCTAAATTACTAAAATACGGAGTAGGTTTAATTAAATCCTTACTATTTAGATTTGTTTCAACCGCTTCATTTAATTGTAAAGGCTCTAAATCGCATCTACATTGATAATGATTTTGTGGCTTGTAAGTATTCCAAAACGGGTCATTTGTTGGCTTTACAATACCGTTTAACCTTCTGCATATTTCTGAGGTGTTTTTATCCATAAATGCAACGTATCGCAATAATGGGAACGCTTCCGAACTATTTTGTAAGTTTTGCCAATCTAATTTATTTTTAGCACTAATTTGAGCGTCTGACCATTCAACTTGTAACCAACGCTTATTAAACTTTTCATCAATCGCTGTTGCTAATTGCTCAAACTCTTTGTAAGGTATTATTTTCCCATCTCTAATAATCAAATTTTGTGTTTCTAAAACATAATTAAATGTTTTTGCTCCACTAAATAGATAAATATTTTCTCTTAATAGTAATGCTGTTTCTTTGCCTAATTCTCCAAACTCAAAATTAATATAATCAATCTTTGCTCCAGCTTCAACGCCACTTAATAGCTTATTTGCTGTTGATTTATATAATTCTATTGGTAAATTTTCAACATTAATACTACCGTTGTAAATATCTTTAATCATAAAGATTTTTGATTGATTGACTAATTGGTTGTACTACTTTTTGAGTTTTTAAGCCTGTTTTTTCAAAGATAATTTTATCATCTATATAGTGTCCAGCTTCATTTAAAGTTTTAACCACGTTTGCAAATAATTGATTAACCGTACTCTCACTTTCTAACTTTTCAGTCTTTTCGTGAGTGTTTACAAATTGGAATTTATACCCTAATGGAATATTAAAACCAATTGCACGTAATTTGTCAAAAAAAACATCGTTAATTTGATACTCTACAAACCTATTATCAGAAACCTCTAAACTTTCTAAAGCGTCTTCAACTTCATCATTTGAGCCTAGCTTCCCGCTTGTTGAATCAATAGCATCAGCGTGTCCTAAAATAATCTTGCTTATTTTTTTCTCACATCTGTTTTCTAAATTATCAAAACTATTGTAACCACTCCCTGCGTTTTTACTTTCAATAAATTCTATTTCGTCTGTCGGGTCTAGTAATACTGAATTATTACTTGCCATGTTTGCTATGCCTTGCTCTAATATGTCACGTTCTTCGCCTTCCATTTTAAAAGACTTAGCAACAACAAAAGGCATAATAAATTTTTCTACAAAATCTGAATTATACCCCAAATTATTACGAATAGCAATTGCATACGGTGTAACTGAATAAAGTAAACCATAACCACATTTTGAGTAACCTAAATTATCAAAAGTGTCTGTATATAAGCACCAATTTTTTACATCTGAATTTACAAAATCAATACCATTTGAAGCATTTTGATAGGGTAGTAATAAGTTTGTATCAGGTTGAATTAAATCTCTCCTAATCGTTTGTAATCCTGTAAGTTTATTATCTTGTACTCCTACCCAATTTATTAAGCTATAACCAAAAAATAAAGCATCTAAAATACTATTTTGAACTAAATAAAACCATTTTTCACTCAATAAAGCCGTTAATTTTTCGTCTGTTTCGCCCTTTTCGTTTACTATTGCATACTGTTTTTTTAGTGTTAGGTTTTTACGTACATTAATACACGCTTGAACGTGTCCGTCTAAGATAGTATCTTGATATAATTCTTGCATTTTATATCTTGTACGGTATTCTAATTTACCGTTTTCAGCATCTTTAACAGCTTGTCTTAACTTTTGAATATCTCCTTTAGTTCTGTTTGAACCTAAAAAAGCCATTCTATTTTTGTCAAGGTCTTTTTCTACCTTTTTTTTATTAAATATATTGTCGAAAATTCCCATTATAAATATGTATTTATGTTTTTAGGACTTGAATTAAATCTTGTTGAACGCCCTTGAATTGGCTGTAATGTTGGCAAATCGTGTATAACCGCTTGCCCTCTTTGTGCTTGTTCCAAAAATGCCATCGCTTGGTTAAATTTATCAATTCTTATTTGTGGAATATTTTTAGGGCTTATTCGAGTGTGTGCATGGTATATTGCAATATCCACGCAAAGGTTATAAATTATTACACTTCGATTGTCTCCTTTGGTATAAAATGCTGTATTGGTTACTGCTTGCCCTGTTACGCTATAAGGCTGTAAAGTCCAATAATTGGTATTACTTGGTAGTATTCCTTTATTAGCATTATTACAAATATAGTTTTGACCTCTATAATAAACAATACTACCTAAATTATAATATTCAGTAGCTATGTAAGATTTTTCTTTTTGGGTTACAAAATAATAATCATTTCCACTATAAACAAGTTGATTAATTCCGTAAACATCATTGATATTAAATAATTTAGTATCTCTAAATTCTTCTAAGCAATCATATTTTTGAACTAATTTACCTATAATTTCAGCCTGTGCCAATGCTTCCGATTGCATTTGAACAGATACATTATTTGATATAATCTGTTGCCAGTTAACATCCTGTATATGGCTTAAATAGTCTAGTTGTGTTAAATATCCCATACCGCAAATATATTAATTAATATTCGTTTTTTCGTTTTATTGCAACGTGTTTAAAATTTATTTTTTTACCACCTGCTAAATAGTTTTGATATTCGTTTGCAAATGCTACTGTAATAAGGTATCTTTTACAATCGGATTGATGCCCAAACTCCTCAAAAGTTACGCCTGTAACCTTATTTTTTACCTTTGTTTTTTTAATAGTTCCGTCACTATCTTCTAAAGCATAGGTATAATCATTAATTGATTTTTTGCAATTACTACCAATGATTATTTTAATGTCACTATCATCTGCATAAATTTGATTAATAAAGCCCCCACTTTGAACGATTGAAGGGTTTACACTTTGCAGCCTTAAACTTGGTTTATAATCTCTTAAATAACCTAAAATATCAGTAAAAAAGTTCTCTCCCTTTTCTTTTCCTGTGTCTGCTTTCCATGAAGTACGGTCACCATAAATAAACAATCCTTTAACATTTGGGTATCTTGCTATAAATTCATTGCAAGTGTGTTTTCTGGTATTACGTGGATCTTCTAAGCAAATCTCATCTATTTGTATAGCTTGTTTCCCTATTATTTGCCAAACCAAACAAGTAATATAAGGGTTTACGTTTTCATCAAACACTAAATGTATAGGATGTTCAGGATTAAAATTAACATTTTCAATATGTTTGTTTGTATTAAAGTTTTTCCAAAATTCCCCCCCTGTACGTAAACGCCCCCAATTACCTAAACCATAAATTTGATAGTAGTTAAAATCTTTTATTTTATCTTTCTCAAAATCTGCTATTGTGTGTTTATCTATAAACCCCCCACCTTTACCATCGCCAACAATAAAATGATTATTCAAATAGGTAACTTTATAAACAACAAAATTATTATTTGCGTGTTTACTTGTTATGTTTGTATTAGTTTGTATTTCGGTTAAATTTTCACTATCAAATAACTTTTTTAACCAATGGTCTTCACTAATTGGATTAAATAAACCTATTATTTGTTGATTTGATTCCCCTCTTAAACGCTTTCTAATTTGCTTTAAATCCTCCTCATCAAATTGGCTTATCTCTTCTAAAATAACTCTTTTAAAACCTGTTAAGCCTTTTATCTTTTCTGCATCATCTAAACCCCTAAAACGAATATAAGCCCCTGTTAATAAACATTCGATATAGTTTATTTGAAACTTAAATAAATGGTTTAAATCCCACTCTGTAATAATCTTTTGAAAGTCTGAATAAATACTATCTTTAATGTCACAGCCGTATTTTCTTAATATCATTGTGTTATCTGTTAAAGATAACATTCTAATAATTAGTAATTGTACTACGGTATAAGTTTTTGATGCTGACGAACCACCATATGCAAAAATAAACCTTATATCATTATTTGCGAAATCATCTTGCAAATGATAAAATAAGTCGTTAAAAAGGTCACTATCAAACTCAATGTCATTCGTCACGTTTTTTAACCGTTATCCTTGTTATATTTTGTTCAACATTAGCATCTAACTCAATAGATTGTTTTGTTTTACCTTCGAGGCGGTCAATTATTTCTTTGTAACTTGCTAAATCGCCTTGTATAGCGTTTGCTAGTTGTTTTAAGTGCATAATTTCAGCCATTGTAAGTTTTTCTTCTATACCATTCAAAGGATTAATCATATCCTTTTCAATACTCAAAAATCTATTTAAAATAGTTTTTGAACTTATATCTCTTTTTACCCTATTTTCAGGCTGTCTATCTTTTGAAAATTGAGTACTTTTATTTGGAAATTCACCCATAGTTTACACCGTTAATGTACCGTAATATGCAATAATGTTGCATTATTTAAAAGGGCATATCTTTTGTAGGCTTTTGAACCGAACTATACTTACCTAATACTGCACTTTTACCAGCCTTTGTTACTTTGTTGGCATTGATATAAACAGCTTTTTGTTTAGCGTTTCCGCCTAATCCTTCATAAGTTGCCATAATTTAGTTCTTATAGGTTTATTGATAGTTTTATAATAATTTAATATTTTGTCGTGCATTTCGTCGTAAAAATAATATAAATCGTCGTTATTTTCAATACAAACTTGTTCTATATTATTTGAACTTCTTAAATTAGCACTACCATGAATACAAAATTTAGTTCCTAATACTGTTTCAAATGTAATAATTTTACAGTGTGTACCTGCTACTGCTAATTGAAATTTATTATCAATATCTAATTGATTATAAATAAATGGTATTAGTTGATGTTTTTCATGTGAATAAAAGAAATCTGAAACTATTAAATTAAGCTCTTCAATATATCCATTTTCTAATAAAACAGCCATACTTTCAATATTATCTTGTGATAATGATAATGTTGAAATAGTCATTTTTTTAACTTTGATTTGATATTTAACAAACAATTCAAATATCATATCAAAAAATTGAAAGTTACCATTTAAAATACAGTGTATTCTACAATCTTTTTCTAAAGTAACATTTTCAAAAAATGTTTTAGCATTATTTGATTTTACGAAAGAATCTTTTTGTTTTATTTTATTTGGTTTGCAAATTCTACTATTTACAATAGAATCACTTTCAATATTCAAATCAATATTAAAATCTAAATTTAAATCAATATTAAAGTTTAATTCTAGTTCGTCCATTTACCCAAAATTAAATAAAAAAACCTTACCAAGCAAATACTAAGGTTTGAAAAGAATCAATAG